GAATATCTTACACAAATAGAGAAGGAGTAACCTTTTTTAAATTTAAAAACTTTTGGAAGTTTTTGTTAAGAACAAAATCTTGGCCAGATAAAACTTATCCTAAACAAAAAACAATTAGATTAATGGAGACATTATTTAGTGTTACAGAAGAAACTCCTAAAATAGGAAGTAAAACAGAAAGATTATTAGTAATGCCTACTATTAAATTAACAAGACCTAATCCTAGAGTTAATAAGCGAGAGAAGGAACCATGGGAATAAACCGAACAATTATTCATGGTCCTCCAGGAACAGGGAAAACCTTTAGGTTGGTTAATCACCATTTAGAACATGAGATTACTAAATTAAAAACAGATCCTCAAAAAATTATTTATATCACCTTTAGTAATGCAGCGGCAACGGAGGCAAGAGATGAAAGAATAAACCACAACCTTCTTTATGTCTCAACCATGCATTCTTTAGGCACTCGAGAATGTAACATGGATACTAAGAAAAATTTATTAAAGAGTAATAAAAAATGGAGAGTATTTAAAAATTACCCTAATCATGAAGCTTACGCTAATATGTCTTTTGTAACAAAACTAGATGCTTCAGGTAATCCCACTTATGAAAATGATCATATGCAGATTATACAATATGCTAGATCAAAAAAAATTGATTTACAAGAGTCTGCAATACAACTAGGTAAACATGAATCCGTAGATATTGATTTTACCATACAATTAGAACAGGATTTAAAAACCTTTAAAGAGCACACAGGAATGATAGAGTTTTCTGACATGATTAAATTATTTATTAAAAGAAAAAAGTGTCCTGATATTGAAGCTGTGTTTCTTGATGAAGCTCAAGATTTAAATCCTTTACAATGGGAAATGTTTTTTTATATAGAAAATCAGTGTAAACGATCCTACATTGCAGGAGATGACGACCAAACAATCTATGGTTTTCAAGGTGCAGAGCCTAATATATTTGTAAACTTACAAGGGAAATTTGATCCTCAAGAAGACTCACACCGAGTTCCAAGAAAAGTACATAAAAAAGCATTGGAAGTTATATCTCAAATCACTAAAGAAAATAGAGTAGATAAAAAATGGAATGCACGAGACTCCGAAGGAGAGGTTCTTGAAAACATGTACTTAGATGAAATAGATTTTTCTGAAGGCAAGTGGATGATATTAGCTCAAACCAATAAATTACTGGAAGAAATTGGAGAATTTTTTTATGGTCTTGGAATAAGATTCACTGGAAAAGTAAATAGTGCTTTACCTAATGAAGTTTTACAAGCTTATCAGACTTGGGTTAAACTAAATAACGGAATAAGAGTTAGTAACGAAGATGCTAAAGCTGTTTATGAACAGTTTCTTAAGTCCACAGCAGGACACGTTAAACATGGTTTTTCTAGTGGCAAGACACTAGATCATGTGGAGAACGTAAATTTACAGGAATTAAAAGACAATCACGGGCTACTCGTGACAGGCAGCTGGGAGCAATTTACTATAGAAGAAGATATTAAAAACTATATGAAAACTTTATTAGAAAAAAAAGATGACTTAATGAAAGACACGAGAATAGAATTATCAACAATGCATGGATCAAAAGGAAGAGAATGTGAAAATGTTTTAGTTTTTCCAGATTATGGAACAGAGAATCAATTTAAACCTTATTTGGAAGCTATAAACAATCCAGATGCGCAACATAGATTAGTTTATGTAGCGGTAACTCGAGCTAAAAATAAACTCTATCTCATGGCACCTTTGCATGATGAGTTCTACACTATAGGAGGAATAATAGAATGAGTGCATACGACAAACAAATAGGAGGATCTCACTACAAGGATATGACCATCCAACCCAGTGAGTTTATAAACAAGAACAATTTGCCTTTTGCAGAAGGCAATGCTATTAAATATATCTGCCGTCACAAACATAAAGGAGAAAGACAAGACTTAGAAAAAGCAAAACATTATATTGATATGATATTGGAAAGAGATTACCCATTAATACCTATGACAGAAGAAGAGGAATACCGCAACGCTGGTATTACTAAAGAAGAAGCAGAAAGAACTTACCCTCCAAATAATTCTTGGGGAATGATTAAACCACCAGAGACTTCAAGTAAAGACTGGGTTGATGGTTATAAAAAATGGAAGAAAGGATGTCCTCATAACTAATGTTTGAAGCACCCATAGAATGGGTTTGTCCTGAATCTTTTCCAGATTTGAGACGATACTCACATATTGCCATAGACTTAGAAACAAAAGATCCTGGTCTAACTAAACGAGGCTCAGGTGCTTTGATTAATGATGGCGCTATTGTTGGAGTAGCGGTTGCCGTTAACGGATGGTCTGGATATTTTCCTTTCGGTCATGAACAAGGTAATTTTTTTGAAGAACGCAATGTTATGAATTGGGTTAAAGAGATTTGTGCTTTACCTTCAACTAAAATATTTCACAACGCTATGTATGATGTTTGTTGGTTAAGAGCTTATGGTGTAACAATTAATGGACCTATTATTGATACTATGGTTATGGCCTCTTTAATAGATGAAAATAGATTTTCTTATTCTTTAAATAGTGTTTCTTATGATTATTTAAAAGAAGTTAAGGACGAATCAGCTTTAAAGTTTGCAGCCGATAAAGCTGGAGTAGACCCTAAATCAGAGATGTATAAACTTCCAGCTATGTATGTTGGAGCGTATGCAGAAAAAGACGCTGAGTTAGCTTTGAGACTTTTTAATTTATTAAGTGAAACTATAAAAACAGAAGACCTTAATGAAATATTTAAACTAGAAACAGATCTTTTCCCTTGTTTAATAGATATGAAAATTAAAGGCGTGCGTGTAGATATCGAAAGAGCTCACCAAACGAAACAAAAATTACTTGCGCAAGAAACAATGTTGCTGCAAGAAATAAAAAAAGAAACACAAATAGATGCTCAAATATGGGCTGCAAGGTCCATTGCCAAAGTTTTTGAAAAACTGAACCTACCTTACGAACGAACAGCGAAGACTCAAGCACCTTCATTTACAAAAAACTTCCTTTCGACTCATAAACATCCTTTAGTTCAGAAGATAGCAAAAGCTAGAGAAATTAACAAGGCTCACACTACCTTTATTGATACTATTATTAAATACGAATATAGAGGTAGAATTCATGCGGATATTAACCCTATTAGAGGATCAGGTGGAGGAACAGTTACCGGAAGATTCTCATATTCAAATCCAAATCTCCAGCAAGTCCCAGCGAGAAACAAGGAGCTAGGACCAATGATAAGATCTTTATTTTTACCTGAACGTAATCATACGTGGGGTTGTTTTGATTACTCTCAACAAGAACCAAGACTTGTAGTGCACTATGCCTCTTCAAGTAGTTCTATTTGTAAAGATGAATCTGTAGTAGAAATTGTTGACAAATTTAAAGAAGAATCTGTGGACTTCCACCAAACGGTAGCTGATATGGCTAACATAGAAAGAACTCAAGCGAAGACCATTAACCTTGGATTATTTTATGGAATGGGAAAAGCCAAGTTGCAGGCAGAGTTAGGATTAAACACGAAGCAAGAAGCTGAAGATTTATTTGATAAGTACCACGAGAGTGTTCCCTTCGTTAAGGATTTAATGGATAAGACTTCAAAAAAAGCGTCTCAAGATGGTTATATTAGAACTTTATTAAGAAGAAGGTGTAATTTCCCTAAATGGGAAATAAATGAGTTTAGACGTGGTAAATTATCGGTAACTGGAACAAGAGTAGAAACAGAAGCAAGATTTATAGAAGAATATAAGAAAAAATATCCTAAAGCGGATGAAGAAAAAATTAATTTAATTAGAAAAAATTTAAGCAAAGAAGATCAAAATTTAATAAAAAGAGCCTATACTTACAAAGCTTTAAATAAATTAATACAAGGATCCGCTGCTGATATGACTAAAAAAGCTATGTTAGATTTATATAAAGAAGGAATTGTGCCACATATACAGATACATGATGAATTGGATATATCCGTTCAATCAAAAGAACAGGTGAATAAAATCATTGATATTATGGAGAATGCTGTTAAGTTAAAAGTTCCCAATAAAGTTGACTATGAATCAGGAGATAATTGGGGAGATATATACGACAAATAGGAGGAAACATGAATATATTAGATCAAGTAGAACACCTATGGACAGATCACAAAAAATTAGTGATTGCTGTTGTAGTAATTATGGT